GCATAACTAAAAACATTCTGTTCTTGATCTTCTCCATCAAACAAAACAGAATAATTTACCCCAACAAGCATGTTTGCAGAGTTTTTTATTGCATTAAAATCACCAGAAAGTTTTGCACCCTTTATTATTCCTTTTTTTCCATCTTTTGCTATAAACTGCTTTCCATTAAAGACCTCTAAACTATCTTTATATATGGTTGATAGTTCTTCTGTATTTTCTGCTGCTATTCCTTCAAAATTACCCTGCTCTAACTTGCTAGATATTTTTTCCCAACTTTGCCAGTATTCATCTTTAGTAAATTTTGTCCAATCCATAAATGGTCTAACTTGAGTCAGAGCTTCTTCAACCCTGTGAGCTCTTACGTTTTGTGGGATGCTCTGATCGCCAGCCATTTGATATGAATTTATTAAATTCGTCATTGCTCTTTTTTGATTGTCATCTTCTAGGTTATTTAATGCAATTTCTAAATTTGCCTCTCCTTCTTTTAATTTATTTCTGTTTTGATCTAATATTAGTTCGGCTTGTTCTTTTCTTTGATCGGCTGTGTCTTTGTATTCTTGGAGCAATAAACCTTCTTTTTTTGCTCTGCTTGTTTTAAATTCTGTGTCTGCCTTTATACCCTCTATTCTTACTTCTCTTGTTGTTTCAGACTCGTCTATAGTGGCTTGATATGACTGTTGTCTTAGTTCTTCGGTTTTTAGTTTTTGCTCGTTTAATAATTTTTTTTCTTCAAGCTCTGCAAACGCATTAAAATACGAGAGACCCGCACCGAAACCTTTTCCAAATTCATTTGCCATATTTAATCAAATAACTTCTTAAGAAGATATCCTCCACCAATAATTAATGCTACCCAGGGCAATGCTGCTGCTGCACCTGCTGCTGCTGCTCCTGCTGCTCCACCTGCTGCTCCACCTGCTGCTGCTCCACCTGCTGCTGCTCCACCTGCTGCTCCACCTGCTGCTGCTCCTGCACCCCCTGCACCTGTTGCAAGAGTTCCAGATAAAACACCAAAGCCTCCGCCTGCACCAGCTGCTGCACCGCCTTGTGCTGCTGCACCTGCCGCTGCCTTCGTTGCTGCTCTTTTAGCTAATGCTTTTGGTATAAGATTTGCTCCAGCTATGCCTCCAACAGTTCCTATAACATTCATCTGTGCAGCATCTTTTTGTGCTTCTAATTGCATATTTGCAATGTCTTTTTGCGTTTCTAATTGTGCTGCTTTTGTTAGTCCAGCTAAAGCCTGACCCTTTTGGATCCTGCCTACTCCTATTAATCCACCTAATCCACTAGCCACTTAATGTACTCCTTTGCGTCATAGCACTGCCAAGACCGCCAGAAAGTATTTGTTGTCTTCTTTCTCCCGATCTCATTCGTGCAAAATTTCTTGCTGCTACCAAAGCAGATGTTTCTGACCTTTGATAATCTGTCTGTGTGTCTGGTCTAAGTTGTAATCCATAACCAGCCTGTCTTCTTTGTTCTTGTCCTCTAACATTAGCATATTGTCTAGCTACCGCTTCCTGTGCTCTCCCAATTTCTTCTTGTTGTAGTTCTTCAAAACCAGTTGTCATTTGAGCTATAAGATCTTTTTCTACTGGAAAAAATCTATTTAAATAATCTTGAAATTCTGATTCATAAAGATCTGCTAAAGTATCTTGTGCTGATTGATCTCCACTTCTAAAAGGATTTACATAGAGGTTATTTCCTTGATTAAAATATCCCTGTTGACCATATGTAGCATTACCAAAAAGACCCTGAAATCCACCATAAAAATCGTTCATCAACCTTTTCCTTTATTACTATAAAGACCATATCCCAAACCAGCAGCTGTACCAGCCGCACCTAAAACATTTGTGTATTCACCCATGCTTTGTTGTGCTATTGCCTTTGATCTTTGCAGCCCTAAAGAACCAACATCTCCTAAGCCAGCCATTGCTGTTCCAGCCTGCCCTTGACCCATTGCAACAATATTTTGCATGCCTTGGTAATATCTATCCACTTGTCCTGATAACGCTTCTGCTGTTCCTCTGCCCATGCCTTGTGCTTGAGCTTGTTGCATTTCACCCGCCCTTGCCTGGTATTGTCCACTGGTTGGATCGGCTCCAACTGAGAATGCTCTTTGTTGCATTTGTTTTCTTGCAGCCTGAAATTCTGGTTGTTGTAAAGCAGTAACAAAACTTTCAACATTTGAAAAACTAGATTCATTCTTCATAGAAAAAACATCAGACATATATTGATTTTCTAAGGGTACATAATACTGTTGATAAAGATTAAATCTTTGTGCTGCAATTGAAGCTAATGCTTTTTGTGATTTTGTGTCTTCGATTTTTGTTGATCCGCCGCCGCCTGACATTATATTTCTTTCTCCACTATGTATTGTTTTGTTTCATAACCTATATGAGACAAGACATCTGCTAATCCCTTCCAAGGCGTCCAAAATTCTACTTTGTTACATCCTCTTTGTTCAGCCATATGTTCAATATACTCCATGTATTTGCCATTAGCATTTTCTCTTTTATCGTAAGCCACCCAAATTAACAATGATTGTGTGGGCTTAAAAACACTAGGCTTTACTTGTAGAATAATAAAGCTCTCACATGGGTCTTGCTCTATATCTACATAAAGCTCTGCTACCCCATTAACTAGTGCTGAATATATATCTTCTGGTCTCCATTCTGGATTTGCTTCTTTTTTTATTTCCCGCAAACCAGATTCTATATAATCCCAATAAACTCTAACATCTACTTGTGATAGCATTTTACCCATAAGATACCATTAAATTATATAATAATGTAGCATTATATTACTAATTAAGAAGGCTCTGAGGGGAAAACAATATCATCAAAATTTTCGGCTTCAGAATGTGAGCTGGGTAAATCTCTTAAAGATTGTCTATAATTTGCCCACTCTGTTTTTTTTAAATCTGATAAAGGACTGTCAGACATTTGCGTCCAGTCTGAATTTTGCAAAAGAATATTTCTTTGTGATCTTACATCATCCCAAAAATCAACTGACACATTAACTGGGCTACCATCAACAAACTTTATACTTGATGGTGAATAATATCCCTCTACAATGGTTTCATCTGAGCTAACCAAAATATCATCAACGTCACAATCAGAGCTAATTACAGATTCAATAATACCAGTCTCTGTTTTATATATAGTAAAGTGTTTCATTAAGTTGTGTTATCCATTGTAACGTGCAATTGCATGTGAGTATGATTATAACTTCCAGAAAAGTAAACTCTCCAATATACAGTACTCTGCGAGGTTGTCATATTTGTTATCTGTCCTTGATATGTGTAGGTGTATCCACGATATGTACCCGCACTCCAATAAATATTAGCCTCACCTCCTGATGCAGTTATCCAAGTAGAGTTATTTAAAGAATATTGAACCTTGCCGCCATTAACGTTACCCAATACGGCAGACAAAACTACAGAATAAGAAGCATTGTTTCTAACCTGAGTAATAGTCACAGGCACAAAGGATGCATTAGATCCTGTGTATATAGTGTTTCCGCCACTACCCCTTATGGCTGAACCATATCTTAAAAGCGGTACAAAGGCTCCTGTGTGTGATTTTATGTCTGTACTAACATCATCAAAGTGTTTTACATTAAGTGTATCCACATTAATTCTATCTGAATTAATTAACCCAGCATTTATTTTTGTAGCATTGAGGTCGTTAATCTTAGCGTTTGTAATAGTTGCATCAGCTATCTTGGCATTTGTTATATTGGCATCAGCTATCTTAGCTGAAGTAATTGCAGCATCTGCTATCTTTGCACTGTCTATAGCTGCTGTGCCTATTTTTGCATTTAAGATAGCACCATCAAGAATCTTTACAGAAGATATAGCACCATCATTAATGTCTGCTGTATTTATTAATGCAGTGCTTGCCGATGTTCCTGTTGTTGAATTAAAGGGTCCTGGAGTGTCTTGGGTATTAACAAAGCGTATCCAATAGTACCTTGTCTGATTGGTTCCTACTTGGTGATTAAAAACACTAGCAGTTGTCTGTCCAACAAAAGATCTGTTTGCAAAATTATTAGAGGTTGCAGACCATATTTCAGCATGAGAGAATCCTATAAAATTAGTATTATCCCAGTCTAGTACTATGTTTTGAAATGCTCCAGTAGCACTAAGCCCAGTTGGTACTGGTGGTGTATCTAAAACTTCCTCATCGCCAATAATAACGTTGGTTGAGCTTCCACCAACCACAGACCCTGTTCCACTAATTCTTATGTCACGTTTTACAATACCTTTGTCAATAAGATCTCTAAAAGTTACAGCCGCATCAAGAGGATTTCCTATCTCCCCTTTAAGTCGTGCAATAGACTCATTTACATTAGAGGCAAACCTTTTTCCCTCATGATCAAAAGTTCTAGGTACAACAAAGGTTCCTCTGGCTTTACCCATTAAGTTATCTCCTGAGGACTTTCATATACACATACCTCATTTACTGGGTCTGTTCCTTCTAAAATAATATGAAAGGATTTTGTTTTATATCCTCCAGGTAGTCTAAATATATTGTTACTAGTAACCGTTTGTGTATGCTTTAACACACCATCAGTATAGAGTTTAAAAGTTAAACTGTTATAAGAGTCAGCACTTACTTTTGCAACTCCTGGTGATATAGGTCTATTGGTATAGAACTCTTTTGATTTCCACGTATAAGTTCTCTTACTGTTTGATCTGCCAAACTTTTTAAGAACTCCACCAATAACCAAATATAGCTCATCGTTTTCTCTGTCGTTGTAACCAGCATGTGCATAAAAATCTAAATTGACAAAAGCATTCTTTCCGCCCCTTGGATCAAAGATAAAGCCCTTTTTAGTATTTGCATCTGAACCATCCCAAGTAAATCCAAGATACTTACCCTCATACTCATAACCCTCTACGTTAGAAGGATAGTAATCCTGCCATTGATCTCTGGTAAATATCTGTTGTGTAATAAGCTGTATTCCTGAATTAGAAGCCAAGACTAGACCGTCTGGTGATGAATATATTGCGTACTCTCCCATATCAACAAGAGACCTTTTATTCACACATGGCAAGTTTGCATCTATTTCTACCATAGCCATAGAACTTGGATCTGTTCCTGATGCAATAAAGGGCTTCCCGTTTGTTGTTACTAGCAAGCCAGATGCTATAGATGTTATAGCAACTATGTCTGTTGAGGTTGTTAATTGATTGGCTAATGGATAGGAGTGTGGTAAAAAGGATTCACTAAAAAGCAAAGTGTTACCACTAAACCCTGCTGTTATACCGTTAGGCATGGTAGTGATACCAAGCATAGGTCCATCTGGATGATCTGCTGAGGTATCGTCTGGTGGTGCAAGGTTGTCGGTTGATTCTATTTCTTCCCCAAGTGACGAGTCCAGCAATGCCTCTGTTGTTGAGCCTGCTGATGTTCCAGCAACATCCTTAACAAATCTAAATACACCATTTATATCTGTTCTATATATTCTTCTTTTGGAAATATTATAAGTTCCACTTGTAGCTGCTGGCAGTGATATAGTAACAGTAGCACCGTCAGAAGCGTCTACAATATCTGTAGATGCTACAACACTTGGCGGACCTTCCTCACCAAATGCAGTAATCTCTGTATAAAGATAGGCTCTAGAAGATATGGCAGCACCATCTGCTGCGGTTGCATTGTTAACAGATGGCGGAGAAGTAAATGCTCCAGGGGTTGGTAAACCTAATCTATAAGATGTTACAGGATAGGGACCTGATCCAGTTATGCCATTTGAAGCGTCTACCATCCTTGGAAAACCAGAAGATCCGTTTACTCCTGTAAAGTAAAACCTACTAAATGCATCTTCCTTGATTGGGCTTTTAATAACATTAACATCATCATTGAAAGTAAACCATTCATTATCTGTTGCTTTAAATATTGTTTTAGTTGACGTAGTTATGTGTGATGCTGGGTGTGTAGGACCTGACTCTGATGGATCGTTTACATCTTGAGGTAAAGCCTCTAACCTACCTCTATCTAAAAAAGCATTCTCAGTACTTTGTGCTACATCCTCAGGCAATAACCTAGGTGCAATTTTTTCGTTTAATCCACTAAATGTTGTAAGTTTAAATCCAGCCACGTTAACTCTCTGTTGGTTTGAATACTCCTGCCTTTATTAGTTTTTCTCTATTGTTCATATGCTCTTCTTCTATATCGTCTTTTGACTGACCATGATAAGCAACGGCTAAGTTTCTCTTTATCATTTCAATATTTAAGTCTAAATCATCAGCAAGGATAGTTCCTAAAACTCTACCAAACTTACCTTTCTTATCCAGCCTTGTTTGTACCTTTACGAGGCTAGCACTTTCAATCTTTTCTTTTAAAAAACTTGAAGCTAATTTGCCTCTAGCTTTTTCATCAAGATCTCTAGTTCTTGACTCTGGGGTATCTACTCCATAAAGTCTAATTCTAGACTTGAAATTTATATCAAAACCTAAGTGAATCTCAGCATCAATAGTGTCACCATCAACTATTCTAGTAACAGTGCATTTATATTCATACATTTTTTATTTTTTCTTTCTTTTCTTTATAGTTTTATAAGCTTCATTTTTAACAGTCTTTGGATCGTCTGCGACATAACGCCCTTTCTTATCCCTAGCTCTAACTACCTCAGACTCAACCAAGCCTAGTTTAGCTAACATATTACCAAACCAGCTCACCTGCCATCCTCTTTAGATTGTGAAGCTCCAAAATAAAAAGATATCACAGCACTAGCCAAACCACCTAAATATCCTAAAACTAAATTAATTAAAGCTTCGCTGTTTTGCTCTGGGGGCTGGAGTGTTACCAAGAATATATATGTCATAAACCCAGTTAGAGTCATGATTCCCATTATTCTTGTTGTCCAATCTTTGCTAAAGCTTTTTCTAGCATCTCGTTTGTCATCAGTTTCTAATTTAAATATATCAACATCTAATTGTTTCATCTGTTGCTCAAACTCCTGCTCTGCTTTTTTGAGCTGTAGCATTTGTTCTGGTGTTGCTTCAGCTATTGCCCTTTCTATAGACTTTGTATTGTTTGGTACGCCTAATGTTTCGGCTATAAGGTTTGCCGCCATACCGCCCATAGGACCACCCAATGCTGTTCCTAATGTTGGAGCAACTGCTCCTACTACATTTTTCAATAAACTTTTTAATGCCATAATAATCCTTATACTGTGTATATAATTAAAGGTTTACTTTTACCCTTAACTTTTATTGGTTTAAGTAATTTTAACCCAATTTGCGACTTATTTGCAGTTGATTCACCAATCAATATATCTACTCCTGCTTCCTTGGTAGCTGATTCAAGTCTTGCTGCAACATTAACAGAATCTCCAATAGCAGAATAATCAAACCTAGTATCGCTACCCATATTACCTATTACCGCATTGCCACTATTAATTCCACACCCAATCGCTATGGGTTCTGGTAGATCTTTTTGTAATTGTTGAATAGCTGTACGCATATCTCTTGCACAGGCTATAGCTCTGTCCTCATGACAGTCTAAATCCAATGGTGCATTAAATATTGCCATACAGGCATCACCGATAAATTTATCTACCATGCCTCCATGTGCCTGAATACATTTAACCTGAACAGTTAAAACTTTATTCATAATATCTGTAACTTCTTCTGGTGTAAGTTTTTCTGATAAATTTGTAAAGCCTCTTACATCTGTGAATAAAAATGTGCAGTTTCTTTTTTCTCCCCCGAGTTGCAAGAGGTCAGGATTGTTTTGTAATTGCTTAACCTGCCTTGGATCAAGATAGTGTTCAAATTGTTTTTTGATCTGTTGACGTAATTTATATTGTTTTTTAAAGTTAATATAGTATGCAACTGTAGAAGTTATGACTTGAGAGATAAAAGTCCATGAAAAATCTAACAAAATGCCTTTCTGAACGCTAAAAACTCCTGAGAAGCCCGTGGCGAAGAGTAAAATTATTACGATACTTAGACCCTTACCTATACCAAGATAATTGATTGTGAGCCACGTCAGCGACACAAAAATTCCTAAAATTAAAATTTCGGCTGCTAAATGCCAGTCTGGAATATATGGAGAGTTTTCTATTAAGATTGACTCAGATAATGCTGCTTGAATTTTGTGTGGCTCTAGTAATCCAACTGGAGTTGCAATCTGTGGCATGATTCCATTAGCGGTTATCCCAACAAAAACAAATTTACCCTGCACATTCATTTCTTGTAAATTGGTTTGTGGTGTATCTACCCAGCTGATCCATTTACGACCTAAACTGTCTGTCTTAACTGGTGGTAATCCTTTGACCCGTATCTCCTCTATACCAAGATCATTTGTTTTTATAATATAAGTATCAGCACCAACCAATGCTTTCAATACCTCTGTGCCAAATGCGGGGACATACCCATCTGGTGTTTTTAATAATAAAGGGATTCTACGAACCAGGTTGTCAATATCGGTAGGTGCAGTTGCAATACCCTGTTGTACATAATTTCTAAGGTTGATAGTATTTTGAACTACACCTTCAGATAACATACCACCTTTTTCTTCTCCCAGGATCACAGTACCAACTGTTTTTGGGTATATTTGATTTGGGGCTTCAAACATTGCCAATATTGATGTACCTTGTTGTAAAGACTCTGCAAATTTTTTATCTCCCCCGAGTCGATCAGGGTGAGGAAAAGATATAACCCAACCAACACCAAGAGCACCATTACTTAATATTTCATTATTTATTTCTGCAAGTCTCTGTCTGGGTAAAGGATAACCCCCCTCCTGATCTATAAAATTTTCATCTATGTTTAGTATTGTGAAGTACCCAGAAGGCTGTTGCTTTGGTACTAAATAATCAAATACTTTTAACTTTAATATTTCTGTGGGCGGACTTTGAAATACCAGGGGTGTTGCTAATATAGCTAATAATAAAACAAATATTCTCATTAGTTGCTTTGGGTAATCTTTATAGTACTACCCTCTCCTCCATTGATTGATACCACTCTAGATACTCCATCCTGAATAAAAATAACTGTATAACCTGTATCAGAATCAACATCCACTCTTGCAGTATTGTTTACGCTTCTTATTATAGTTAGCTTTTCTCCTGTCATATAAGTTGTGATTTGAGTCTCTAGATCTTGACCAAGCCTGGTTCCAACAATGTTTAATGTGGTTGCATCTTGTGCTAGCTGATCTTCCTCTTGAATCACTTCAAGTTCGTCTAATATATCCAACAGATCCTCAAGAAAGTTTACGTCCAACCAATTGTAATCTAGCTCACTAAATTCAAGACTATCACCGTCTAAGTAATCTTTGTCTAGCTCTTCAAACTCTAGATAATCTACATCCAATATGTTGTTTGATCCCTTTGCTGTTGTCTCTTCTATTAGCTGTATATTTTGTTTTGGTGGGTTAACAATAAGCATGTTATCTATAACATCTAAGGTTAAGTCTAAAATGACTGGCTTGGTTGGTGGTTTCTCAAATACATCTACGGTTGTAGCCTGATATGGTTTGTTAAGTGTAACTGTACCCATAGCTGTAGTTACTAATATTTCACCGCTAGATAAACCATTGATATCAGGTAATAGTATTAATAAACTACGTCCAGTTTCATCTACAGTTACGGTAAAGTCAGTACCTCTTATAGCTATATTAGCTGTAGGTGTCTTAAGATCTATATTGTTTTTATCTATCTTATTAAGACTTCCTGTAATAAACCTAGCTGTACCAAGACCAAAGGTAATAGCCATTTTAGATTTGCTAGGGTTTGGATCAAAGACGTATTCGTCAATGGTAAGCTGTGAGTGTTCAGTTAGTTTAACTTTAGAATCATCTAAGAACGTAATAGCCATACGACCATTAGTAGTTATAGCTTCATCATTTTGTTGGATATTAAAGGCTAGTTTAGCACTGTACGACTGATCTCTTACTACTTGTGCAGATCCGTTTAACTCAGATATATTGCCTACATCAACAGCTTGTGCTTGTTCCGCTGTCGCTTTGAATGATACAGATATTAGAATTAGAAGCAGAGCTAGTAATTGATATCCAGTCTTTAGCCAATGTTGACTGTTGCTTAATATTAAATGTGTTTGAGCTGCCATCTAAATCCAAGTAAAAGTAACCAGCGTCTGAAGAGGTTGAGCCTCCATAGCCATTACCAAGAAAGTTAATTGTGTTACTGCTTCCGTTAACATCTACATAGTTTGTAGCATTCTCGTAGTCAATATCAAAATCAAAAGTGTTTGAATCTCCAGAGATAATCCAGTCCAGGTCAAGATAAGAAACGTCATCATCCTCTCCTGCCTTTAAATCAAATGTATTACTGCTACCAGTAACATCTATATTCATGTTTACATAATCAGCAGTGATTAATCCTGTACTGTTTAATAATAAATCAAATACATTAGAGTCACCATCAAACTCAAAGAAACCTGTAAAATTATCTCCTTCTATAGCATCTGATCTAAATATATTACTACTACCTATTTGATTAATATCAAGAGTCATTGAAACTCCGTCTAGATCTAAAGCAGTCATAGTTCCAGATGTTGCTTGGGTACCACCGATTAAGTTAGATGATCCTAACTGTTCTAAATCAATAGATGCTGAATTTCCGCTTTGATCGACATGAACTTCATTGTCCGCTAATACAGATACGCTAAATAACAAACCAATTAAAAATTTATTCTTCATTTATACTCCAGTAACTTTTTGTTGCTCCTTGTTTAACTGTTTCCAAGACTGCGGTTTCGATTGCTGTTTGTAATGCTATGTCTATAGATTCGTTTCTAACTAAACCGTTTTCTATTTCTACTAGCTCTGTTTGATTGGCTACAAAACGAAATACATCATTGTCTAACGATGCACTTAATATTGTTTTGGTAACTAACACTTCAAGCAATACTTTACCCGTAGTTACGGAAACAGTGCGAAGAGATATGGTGACTGTGTCTTGTTTATACTGCCTAGACATTCCTATGCCCAAGTATCTAGCACCAGCCCCTCCACTTTTAATGTTACTTTCGTAAGATATCACACCACCCTGCATAATCAAGCCAGCAAACATTAGGGGTGGTAACTTCTTTTCCTCGTCAAAATCCTGTCTTGTGCTTCTTATAATCTGTCGTTCTTTAGTAACATTATCTAAACCAACACGTTCTACTACTTCAAAGAAACCATTGTTATTACTACCAGCATGCTTTAACGCTCTAATTAAGTAAGCATCTGGAGCTTGTGTTACCGCAGATGAAAAGGTTGCGTATGTACTATTACTTCTACGTTGACCAGTTTGGTCTGTAAATGATCCAGCATAAATTGCTACCACTGGTTTTTTGTTGCTTGCTATCTTTATATTAGCCAAGTCAGGCACCAATAAAGATCCAATCTTTGCTGGTTCTGATTCTTGTATTGGTGGTAAATTGTTTTCTATTGGGTCGAACAGTAATGCACAACTAGAAAGAAAAGTCACCAAGAGGAAGTTGTATAATAGTTTCTGAACCATCGCTTGCAATTATTGTTAGTGTAATCATACCATCTTCGATAGTATAACTAATTGTGTTTCCTTCTAAATTAAATGTACCCTCTGTTGACTGCGTTTCTCCAAACATATTTTCTACTATCTGCCTGGATATTTGTGCATATATTCTTGACTCTAAGTTACGAATAAATCTAGCCAAGGTTGTGTTTTCTTTATCTCTCTCGAGTTGCTCCTGGATGGCTTTCAGCTCTTCCTTAACAGTTAATTTTCTTTGATACTCCTGTGAATCAATGGTCAAATAATGTGCGGATGTTCCAATACCAGAGAACGAAGGTGACTTAAATTTATGCACCATTTCATCTGCTTTTACATTCTGCACAAAAATACCTACAAATAAAATTATTCCTATAAAAGATATAATCTTGATTATTAAATCTTTTTCTTTGGCTTTCTTAATCTCTTCTTTGGTCATCTCTATCCGCCTTAGCAATTTTGTTGCTATCTATTAATTGGGGGACACCAAGAATAGTCTTAATAAGAGTATCTTGTCGTATAATCTCATTGTCTAAACTTCGAACCCTATCGATTAATGCTACCAAAATACCATGCTGAGAATCAAGTTTAGTTCCAAGTCTATCTTCCATAGCAGAAATAGATGCATTGACTTTTTCATCAACAGTATCGATTTTAGTTTCCATACCATCGATAATACGCATGATGAGCTTCCAAACAAAAAAGCCAAGACCCAAAGACGCAGCTATAGGAAAGCCTAACTCTGTAATTAAACTTACCGCCTGGTCCACAGGTTAACTATTTGTTAATTTTAGATTTTAGCCAATCAATCCACTCAGGCTTTTTCTTATTAATTATAAATAAAGCTATACCAGCAATAATAATTATTTGAACTAAGACTTCCATATTAACCTCCTATAGTTTTTGTTTCAGTGGTAGGTGTTATCTCTTCAGCTATTTTAGAGTCTAAAGCAGACTTTAAGTTTGCTACTTCCTCTTCACCCATATTACCTTCTACCCAACCAGTAACTGTTGCATTGGTTAAGTCTGCAAAGGGTATAAAGTCTGAACCAATATCATCAAGTGATAATGATTGTGTGCCATAAACACTAGCTGTATATGGTACTTGAAC